GGCGATAATCTATCGGAGCCTTGCTAGGTAGCCGCTTCCTCCATATTTTAAGAAAAGTATTGCTTTTAACCAAATTGTGGTATATTTGACCACTAGCGCACTCCACGCTTTCATGGAGGCACGGAACGTCACCGTTTATTTGACGGCATTACAGTAGGTATAAGATGCAACCAGAAGATATGGTCGATGAGGCTTATGAGCTTGAAGACGTAGAAACTGTAGATCAGGAAACTGATTCCGATTCATCAACGGATACTGGTGAAGACCAAGAACAATCCACTAGACCTGTTTTTAGTGAAGAACAGCAGAAGGTCTTTGATAAGGCTATAAGCGAGAAGACTTGGAAGGCGCGAGAAGCAGAGCGTCAGGCCGAGGATTACCGCAAGCGTTTAGAAGAGCTAGAAGCTAAGATTCCCAAAGAACAGCCGCCCGAAGTGCCGAAAGTACCTGATTTCTATGCTCTTTCTGATAGAGAGATACAGGATCAGCTCCGACAGCGTGATGAGGCGATTGCCAAGCGAGCAGAGTTTGAGGCTAAACAGCAGGCCATGCAAGGTCAGCAGCTAGAATTACAGCGTCAGCAGCAAGCAACGGCAATTAGTGAGCAGAATGCGAAGATCGCAACCTACGCAGAACGCTCTAAGAAACTCGGTGTAAAGACTGAGGATCTGCAAAGTGCAGCCAACAAGATAGGTCAGTTTGGGATAAATCCAATGCTGTCCAGCCATCTAATTGATTTAGAAGATGGAAGTCTTGGAACTCTGTACTTAGGTCAGAATCTCTTAGAGTTAGATAAGCTGGCAAATATGCCTGCAAATCAAGCGTTGCTGTATTTAGATCAGAACATTATGCCAAAGGCTAGAAAACTTAAACCTAATGTTAATGCCGCTCCTGATCCACTAGACACGCCAAGAGGCGCTGGGGTAAGTCCCAAAGCTGGTGGCCCTAAAGGAGCAACTTTTGAATGAATGAGGTGATCCAATCATGGCTAACAATCTTAATAGTAACGTCACACGGAAAGTCGCTCGTGTATTCCTAGATGCCTTTGAGGCTTCTCGTGTAGTAACAAAGACTGTCAACACTCAGTTGCTGGCAGGTAAGTTCACTCCTTCAAGCGGCTCTAATGTCGACTTCAAGCGTCCTCACGACTACAACAGTATCCGTACTTCTGGTGGTGACATCAGCGGATCAACTAAGTCGGACATCATTGCTGGTAAAGCAACTGGTACAGTACAAGACTACTTCACAGCCGCCACTGAGTGGGGCAACGTGGAAGAGGCTCTTGAGCTAGACCAACTAGACCAGATCCTTGAGCCTATGGCTCGCCGCATCGTAACTGACCTTGAGTTAGACCTTGGCGCGTTCATGCGTAAGAACGCAGCGTTGACCTATGGTGATCGTGGCACTGCTGTTGATGCTTGGTCAGATGTAGCTGGTGCTGGAGCCACTATGGACTCTGTAGGCGTTCCAATGTCAGACGAGAAGTATTATTTGATGAACCCATTCACCACTACTGCGCTGTCTTCAGCTCAGAACGGTCTGAATGCGTCTGACGGCCTCGTCCGTACAGCATGGGAGAAAGCACAGATCAGCCAGAACTTCGGTGGCATGATGGCGCTGACTTCTAACGCTCTCAGCAGCTACACTTCAGGCACTACTACTGACCGTGCTGGTACGCTGAATGGCGCTCCTAACGCAACCTACGTTGCAGCCAAGGACACTATGCAGCAGACTCTGGTTCTTGCTGGTCTGGGTACTGGTACTATCAAAGCTGGCGATCAGGTAACTATTGCAGGCGTTAATCGTCTTAACGTAGCTACTCGTGAGCTTATCCTTGATGCGGCAGGCGCTGCTGTTCCGTGGACAGGCACTGTAGTATCGGATGTCACTATCTCTGGCAACGCTGCAACTATCGTTGTTTCAGGTGCTGCTATCTTTGAGGCTAACGGTCAGTACAACAACGTAGACGCAGCTCCTGCTGATGGCGCGGTTGTAACTCTCCTTGGTGCAGCATCTACTGTCTACCAGCCTAATATGTTCTTTACCAAGCAAGCGTTTGGTCTTGGAACTGTGAAGCTACCTAAGCTGTACTCTACGGACACTATTGCAACTACCAGCGATGGTATGAGCATCCGTGTATCTAAGTACGCAGACGGTGATGCCAATACGCAGAAGATTCGTTTTGACCTTCTGCCAGCTTATGCCTGCTTTAATCCGCTGTTTGCGGGTCAAGGCTACGGTAAGTAACCTTGTAGGATTCTGGGAGCTTCGGCTCCTAGTTTTTTATTATGGCTACTCCGAGAAAAGGTAAAGCGAAAGTAAAAGTCACTGCCACTGGCAAGAAGGTCTCCTATGGGCAGGCTGGAAAGGCCAGTGACGGTGGTTCTCGTGTACGCGCAGGCACTAGCAAAGGTGATGCGTATTGCGCGAGGTCTTTAGGTATAAAGAAACAGTTATCTAAGAGACAACAGAACGATCCCAACACGCCTAACAACTTGAGCCGTAAGCGCTGGAAGTGTAAAGGCGCAAAGTCTATGAAGAGCGGTGCTACTTATGAGTGAAGGTCTATACGCTAACATCCACAAGAAACGCAAGCGAATCAAGTCTCAAAAAGCTGCTGGCAGAACTCCTGAGCGAATGCGTAAGGTAGGATCTAAAGGCGCTCCAACTGCCAAGGCTTTTAAAAACTCAGCAAAAACTGCCAAAGGAGCTACATACGAATAATGGCTACTGTAGCGCAGGTCGCAAAGTCCTCACTTCAGAGGATATTGGTACAGGCTAGTGAAGCACCACTAGAGCCTGACGAGTACCAAGATTTTATATTCACTATGAATAACTACATGGCAGAGCTAGATGCTTCAGGCATTCAGCTAGGCTATACAACGGTTTCTGATCTAGGTGATGAAGTGACCATCCCTACAGGCGCACTGCGAGGCTTGATAGCTAACATGGCTGTTGAGGTCGCACCAGATTACAACGGAATCGTTTCGGCAGGTTTAGCAAAGGCCGCTCGTGATGGTTTCAACACTATGCGGCTGGTCGGTCAAAGCATGGGCAAGACTAGATTTCCTTGCACACTGCCTATTGGCTCTGGCAATGAAGATAACAACTTCGGCATTAGTAGTAATTTTTATCCAGATCAAGAATCGTCAATCCTTGCAGAGACCACTGGCGCTATAGCCTTAGAGGTAAACACTAATGGTTAAAAGAGCAGATGGTCGCAAGAAGTCGGACTTTATAGCACAGGATACTGTCCTTGCTAACTCGTCTATGGATTACTTTGTCAACAACACCAACTATCGAATCTCCTACACAAATTTAGTAGCTGGTCTTGGTGTAACTGGAAGCATAGTTACCACTGGCGCTGGCACAGGGACTCCTGTCCTTAATGTTGATGGAACTGTAAACCAGATCAGGAACTTAGAAAACGGATCTGGAATCATAACTGCTGTTTCTTCAAGTGGAGGCGCAGAGATAAGCCACAACTTCACGGCTAGTGCTGAAGGTCTTCCTATACTGCTAAACACTACCGCAGCCTCGCCTACGATAGCCAGTATTGTTGCGGGAAGTGGAATTAGTATTGCGGCAGTAAACAGCTCAGGCATTGAGATAACATCAATAGCTGATGAGACTAACGCTCAACTTAGTATGCACGGCAATTCAACTGCCACTGTTATCGCCACGCAAAATGTTGCGGTTAAAGTTGCAGGAACATTTGTTGTAGGAACTGTGTCCAATTTTACTGGGGATGCCACAGGCAAGCTGACTTACACAGGCGGCACTGCGGCTACGGTTCAAGTGATTGCTTCTGTCACGCTGGATGTCGTAGGAACAAATCAAGACTTAACCGTTTTTCTTGCTAAGAATGGAAGCCTAGTAACAAATGCAAAAATCAGTCGAACAGTAACTTCTGGATCTGCTGGCAATGTTGGCTTGTTCTTTAACGTGCCTGTTACTGGCTCTGATTATATTGAAATCTTTGTTGCTAACGGATCTGGAACTAACAACATAACAGTGACGGATTGCTTGTTTGGAGTTGCTTAATGCCAAAGGTTGTCCTGCCTATAGCTAATGGGTTCTATGAAAGCGATAGCTTGCCTATCTCGGCGCAAGAATGCGTCAACTTCTACCCAAATATAGCTCAAGCGCCTGCGCTCAATCAGGAGACTCTGTACGGCACTGCTGGACTCGAAGAGGTCGCAAACGCCAACAGCTTAACTGGCAACAGAGGCGCACACGAGATGAATGGTGTGCCTTACTTTGTTATAGCCGAAAAGCTGTACAGTATGGCTGCTGACTACACTCTTACGTTTATTGGCAATATAGCTGGGACATCAAGAGTCTCAATGGCTGACAACGGCACACAACTTCTTATCTTAGTTCCTAATGGAAACGGATACATATACAACCACGTTGCGGATACATTCGCCCAAATCACAGATTCAGACTTTACTGCGAACGGAAACCCGCAACTGGTTGTTTATATTGATGGCTTCTTTTGTCTTACGACTGACAGTAAGAAGTTTATTGTTAGCGCTCTGAATGATGGCCTTAGTTATAACGCTTTAGACTTCGGTACTGCTGAGTCAGATCCTGATGAAATTGTTGCTCCTATTGTATTTAAGAATCAGCTATTTATAGGTGGATCGCAGACGATAGAAGCATTTCAAAACATTGGCGGCGCTGACTTCCCATTTCAAAGAACTGGGTTATTCCTATCAAAAGGCATAGTAAGTCCGTTTAGCATTCAATCCTTGCAAGATACCTTTGTCTTTATTGGCGCTGGTCAGAATGAGTCACCAGCAATATGGACTCTTCAAGGTAATGACGTAACAAAAATATCAACTACGGCGATAGACAAAGAGCTAAGCAATCTTACCGAGGATCAAATAGCTGGCATATTCTCATGGGGATATGCAGAGAAAGGTGCTTACTTTGTTGGTTTCGCAATACCTAGTGGCGCTTTAGTCTATGACATAATTAGTAAACGCTGGCATGAGCGTAAGTCTGTTATTGGTGGAGACCTTGGCGCTTACCGTGTGACAGCTTTAGTTAGAGCCTACAACAAGATATGGGCAGGTGACTTGATAGACGGAAGAATCGGCAATCTTGACGCTGACTTCTACACAGAATACGGAACAGAGATTAGGCGCTCAGTGGTGACTCAGCCATTCCAAAACAACATGGAATCGTTTGTAGTGCCTGAAATAGAATTAACCGTGGAAAGCGGTGTTGGTAATGCCGCAGCTCCTGATCCTCAGATTGGTATGTCTCGCAGCCGTAACGCTAAGACATGGAGTGATACGCGCTTCAGAAGCATTGGCAAGGTTGGCGAGTATAACCACAGACCTATTTGGCGCAGAAATGGCAGAGCGGCTAGATTTGAGTTATTTAGGTTTACAATGAGCGATCCGGTCAAGCCTGTTATTATACAACTAACTGCTGATATTGAAGGCGCTCAATGAGCTATAAGCTAAATGTCGGACAACCTGTAGTAGAAGCTAACGGCACTATGAGTCAGGCGTTTCGGCAGTTTACGCAAGAGGCTTCGCTTAGCATCCCGATAGTGGGAACAGGAAGTCCTGAAGGCGTGATAGAGGCTGTACAATACAGTCTTTATCTGGATGGCTCTGGATCTGCTGGGGCGATACAATACAGAAAGATGCTTCCTAGCATTGGAGGCGACAGAAAACAAGGCTGGATTCTTGTGTGATAACCAGAACTGTAGATGCTGACTTCATAAGATCATTTGTTACTGGATCTGAAGTATTTGATGAAATCAGCGAGGACAACTTCTCACGAGCTGAGTGGTATCCAGACATGAGCAGTGGTTGGTTCGTACATACAGAAGATGATGAAGTTTGCGGTATTTGGATGGCTGAGCTGCGAAACAGCATAACCATAGAAATCCATCCAATGATCTTGAAAGAGTTTAGAGGCAAGAAAGCCTACAACGGCGCTAGAGAGTTTTTTACTTGGATAACTAAGAACACCAAGTACGAGAAGATAAACGCCGAGATAGCTACCTGCTTTCCTAACGCTAAGATGTTTGCGGTGCAGTGCGGCATGAAGGCTGAGGGCAAGATTAGAAAATCTTTTAAGAAGAACGGCGAAATATACGATCAGTGGATTCTTGGAATAACTAGAGAAGAACTAGAGGCAAGATATGAGTAAGTTAGTTAAAACGCTATTTGGCGGCGAGTCTGATGAAGGCATCGAGCGTCAGGAGAAATCCAACCAGCTAACTAGAGACTTTCTTGCTCGCCAAGAAGCTATGGGCAGGGCCGACATAAGAAAGGCTATGCCAAGCCAATATGCTGCAATGACAGCAGGTCAGCAGGCTGGATTAGATGTCTACGGTCAATCTATGCCTCAGCAGGCTAACGCTTTTCTTGGCGGCAATGTCGCAGCTCAAGGCACTTTGTTATCTGGTATGCCAATGTACGAACAGGCAATACGAGGCAGCGATGTTAATTACGCTGCATTGCAGCCGTACCAAGGCAGTTATGATATGTCCTTCACTCAGCAGCAGTTGCCTGATGCGGTAGCTAATCCTGCGTATCTAGCCGAAGCGACTACGATAGATCCGGTTATGCAGCACCTAACTCCTGAGTATCAAGGTCAACAAGCTCAAATGATGCGGATGGGTGGGCAAGCTAATGCGTTAGCTGGCATGGGCATAGATGAAGCGGCTTTGGCTGAGCTACAAGCAATGGGGCGACTCTAATGGCTAGACAAGATAACGAAGCAGATTACACAGAAGGTCTTGGCGGTTTTATTGCTGCTCCTAACGCAGAGGATATAGTTGTTCAGTTTGTCCAAGGCAACCCAAACGCCTCTTTGGAGCAAATTGCAGGATTGATTCAGTCAACTGGCGCGGATCTAGGCTCTGTGGCAAGCACTCTCGGCGTTCCTATGATTGAGGCTCAAAGAGCTTTTGATACTGCTATATCGTCTCAAAGCCCTGCTCAGACTGCCGCTAACGAAGCGCAAGCAGCGGCTACAGAAGCTGCAAAAGCAGAAGTGACTGAAACTGTAGTCGCTGAAAAAACTGGTCTTGATAACGTCATTGACTATATCAATTCAGGCCAAGCCACTACCGATCAAGATGTTTACCGTGAAATGACTAAGCAAGGCGTTGGTGTTGAGCAAGTCGCTCAATCATTGGGCGTACCAATGGATGAGGCTACAACTCGTTATACTCGCGCTCAAGAGATGGTAGATATAGAAAACATTGTTGCTGGCGGCTTAGAGCAAGCAAAAAAAGATTTCCCTAACGGCATACCGGATAACTTATTAAAGCGTTACGCCTCAGAGACTAATCAGTCGTTAGAGCAGATAGCGACTAACATGGACAACTTTGGTGTCTCTGTTGATGATATGTCTCGCGCTACTGGAATACCTTTAGCTGAGGTTCAGTCTGCTTACAACACAGCAAAGGCTGGCGCAGGCGCTGTAACTGGCGGCACAGGGGTTCGATCAGTGCGCGAGTTTGGCCCAAAACTCCCTAGCACAGCGACAGGCACTACCACTGGCGGCACTGTGGCAGGGACAGAGGTAGCCGGAGGCACTGGCGCTGGCGTTAGCTCTGGAACAGGCTCTGTGGCTTCCTCTACAGCCGTAGGAGGTCGTGCAGGCTCTGGCGGTCAAACTGGTTTAGCTGGAGCAGAACGCGCTCTAGCAGGCGGTGTAACCGCTGCTGCACAGGCTATTGAGTCAGGCGCAGGCCAAGCACGACAAGACATTCTTGGCGGCACTCAGATTGCTCGTCAGGACTTAACCCAAGGCGCTCAAGAAGCTGGAGGTTTAATTCAGTCAGGCACTGGGTTGGGACTAGAAGCTCTAGGTACAGGATTAGGTGCTGCTAGGCGCGATATTATGGGCGGCGCTGAAGCTGGACTTGGCGCGTTATACCAAGGTCTAGGAGGCGCTAGAGTTGACCTTCAGGCAGCTCAACAGGCAGCTAATCAACAATATGGACAAGGACTAGGCGACATAACAGCCGCTCGGAATCTTGCGTCTCAGCAAGTTGGTCAGGCGTTCGGTCAAGCTGGTCAGATGTTTGATCCGTACCGCCAAGCAGGCACGGCTGCTCTTCAGCAGCAAGCTGCGTTATCTGGCGCGTTAGGCCAAGAAGCGTTCAATCAGGCTTTCCAAGCTAGTCCACAACAGCAGTTTTTAAGAGAGCAAGGCGAGCGAGCAGCGTTACGCACAGCGGCTGCAAGAGGCGGTGTAGGCGGCGGCAATGTAATGAAAGAGTTGTCTAGGTTTAACACTGGACTAGCTTCTCAGGATTTGCAGAACCAGATAGCTAATCTTCAGCAATTAGGCTCTCAAGGTCTTGGCGCTAGTGGTTCGGCGGCTCAGTTTGCTGCTCAAGGCGGCGCTGCACAGGCTGACCTACAGACTCAAGCGGCACAACAACTTGCCGCACAACGCGCCCAGATCGCTCAGTCTCAGCTTGGCACAGGCCAGCAGCTCGCAGGACTAGGCACGTTAGCAGGTCAACAAGGACTCAGCACTCTCACAGGCGCTGGTCAGCAGTTAGGAAATCTTGGTGTTACTGGCGGTACTTTGGGAATGCAGACGCTTACAGGCGCAGGTTCGCAATTGGCTGACATAGCTAGTGGCAGGTCTTTAGCGCAGTCTCAGTTAGCTTCTCAGGCAGGCAGGCAGTTGGGTGACGTAAGTCTTACTGGGGGCATGACAGTCGGTGATTACCTCTATGGAACTGGTGGCGCTCTTGCTCAAAACAGGATGCAAGCAGGCCGAGACATCGCTGGCAACATTACCAACCAGATCAATGCTCTTGCTCAGTACCAAGGCGATCAAGGTGTCGGTATGTCTGATCTAATCGGTCAGCAGGCTAATATACTAGCTGGCATTCAAGGCGGCGCAGGTGCTGGAATGTCTAATATGATTGGCGGCACTGCTGGTCAGTTGGCAGGAATAGCCACAGGAACTGGCAATGCTTATAACCCAGCTGGAACAGGCCAGACAACTCAGGTTGGTGGGATATTGAGCAAAGGCGTAATTGGAGCAAACGGTAAAAACGCTGCTGGATCTGTATTAGGCCAAGCTGGAAAAGCCTTGGCTGGACTTGGATAATTATAGGCAAAGGTATAATTAAATGACTGATGAAGAATTTGAACAAATGCTTGCAGGACTTCCTCAAGGAAATCAGCAGCCTTCAATGCGTGAGCCTAGCGTAAGTTCTGGAATGAATCAGGCTTTTACAGTCCCAGAACAAAAAACAACTATTAAAGACCGTTTTCAAAATTTTGCCGCAGGTTTCGCTGGCGATATGTTGGGAGAAAAAGTTGTTACACCTAGACAGCGTAGGCAACAGCAGCTACTTCAAGGCACTATCATGGACGCTGAGGCTATTCAAAAAGCAATACAAGGCGAAGATATGCCTAAAGCTGTAGACGTTCTTGTTGATCGCATGAATGTTCTTGAGAAGCTAGGAGAAGATACCTCTGACACAAAGATGCTCAGAGACGCTCTTGTAGGCGGCAGGCCAGACATAGTAATGGGAGAGCTAAATACTTTTCTAAGCTCATTACCTAAGCAAACCATTGATCCAAAGATGCTTACAGACCAAGGTCAGATGGTTACTCAAAGGCTTGGAGGAGTTCCTGAGGCTCAGAATGTTGCTGGGTTTACACCTGATGCAGAGTCAACCGAAGGACAGATGGGTGCAGCCAAAACTATTGGTTACAACAATGGAGTGATGTTAGTTCAGCCAAGAATAGGAGGATCTAGGCTGTATGATAGAGACGGATCCTTAGTAACGGATCCTGCTACGAGACTTGAAGTATTAGATAATGCTAGAGCGCAAGGAATCGCTTATGAAAGCGATGTTTCTCAAGGCAGAGAGCGAGGAATATCACAAGAGAAAAGAATACAGCTTGCTATTGATGATGGAATAGACGCAGCGCAAAGAATACCTAAGTTAAGAGAAGCAAGACAGATACTTGAAACCATAGGCACTGGAGGCATGAATGGTGTAGTGCTTGCGTTTAAACAAAGATTAGGCATAGCTTCTGCGGATGAATCTCAGCTAATTTATGAATTAGCAAAAAACGTATTAAGCCAGTTAAAACCAACATTTGGCGCAGCGTTTACGGCTAGAGAAGGTGATTTGCTTAGAAGGATTGAGGCAAATACAGATAACAGCACTGAAGGCAACAAGAGATTGCTGGATGAGTTGCTTTCAGCTCTTGAATTAGATGTAAACAGAGCTAGGCTTGAAGCAAGAGAGAATAAAGATACGAGGTCTCTGAATGCTATTGATGGGTATTTAAGCCAACAGTTTGCTGCACAAGGATCTGGCGAGACTCCAGCTCCTTCAACATCTGGCTCATTACCAATGATAACAACACAATCTGCATTTGATGCGTTACCTTCTGGGGCGCAATATATCGAAGATGAAAGCGGAACAATTTACAGGAAGCCATAATGCCTTCTAAATTTGGTGGTCAAGAAGTTACTGAAGAAGCAGCTCCAGCTAAAAGCTCAAGGTTTGGCGGTTCGCCTGCGGCAGCTACTGAGCCTGCAAGAAACGATGGATTTTTAGAAAGAACTGGCGATTACCTTGGCGAGATTACAGGAGGAGCATTAAGAGGAACAGCTTCTTTGGCTGACGTAGCATTATCTCCTGTTATAGCGGCTGAAAGACAAATTAGGCCGTATGCTCAAGCAATGCTTGGTCAAAGAGAAATGCCAGATTCTCCTCAAGCTGCATATAGACAGACTCGCCCATTTTCTTTTGAGGAACAAATTCCAGAAAGAGGTGCTTTTGCTGGTAGTAGCAGAATGACTGATGTCGCCGCTGGAACGGGAGAAGTTTTGTCTACTGCCGTTCCAATAGCACAAGGAATGCGCTTTGCTCAACAGGCAATCCCTAAAGCTATTCCTGCTGGTAGGGAGTTTGTAGAAACAGCAAAACGAATAGGCAGAGAATTACTAGAAACAACTCCTAAACAAGAAGCAGGTTTTGGTGCGGCGGCTGTTGCAGGTGGTGAAATAGCACAAGAACTAGGTGGAGAAGATGCTGACATAGTAGGTCAGATTCTTGCTCCTATGACAGCTACTGGGATTAAAAGCGGTGCAGTTAGGTTGTTTGATCGGCTGTTTACTAATCCACGGTCTGTTGAGCAGTTAGCTTTAAGCCTTGGCTCTGTTCAGAATGAAGCAGCGGCAGATTTGCTAGCAGAGGCTCTGACTAGAGAAGGAATGACGGTTGATGAAGCTATCTTGAAGTTAGATGAGCTTGGCCCTAATGCTATTCCTGCCGATATAGCACAATCATTTAGACGGTTATTGAGAGCTGCTGGGAACATGAATCCTAATCTGCAAGGACGTACAGCACGAGACTTGGCAGCTAGGAACGTAGGACAGGCAGAAAGAGTTGCTGCTGATGTAGACTTAGGCTTGGAATCTCCTGATATGACAGTAGATCAAGCAATAGCAGGACTTAGAGAAGCAACTGCTCCAGCTATTGAACAAATGTATGCAGAAGCTGGTGCTACGCCTTTCAGGTTTAGTGGAAGACTTAAATCTCTCATAGAAGGAGATAATTCATTAGGTCAAGCTCGACAGGCTGCTGAAAGCAGATTGACTGATAGGCGCGCTTTAGGCGATGAAATTACACACTTTGATGTTATCAATGAAACAAAGCAAGTGCTTGATGATCAGATTGGAGCAGCTTTAAGGAACGGCGAAAACAACAAAGCCAGACAATTAACCAGATTAAAAAATGAAATGATTAAAGAAGCTGACGCGCAAATTCCAAGGTATGCAGAAGCTAGAGCAACTTTTGCTGGTGAAAGAGCGTTAGAATCAGCGGCAGAGCAAGGCGAATTATTTCTAAAAGCAAATCGTAGGCAGGTAATAGATACTGTAGAAAACATGACTCCTGCTGAAATGCAGATGTACCGCATAGGCGCTCGTCAATCAATTATGGATAAAATAGACGTTACGACTATAAGCGCTGATTTAATGAAAAGAATGTTTGGGCGTAATGGCGATGTAGTAAAATTGCGAGCAGTATTCCCAGATGAACAACAGTTTCAAAATTTTATGCGAGCCATGAAGCGTGAAGCTGAGTTTATTTTAACTAGAAGGACGGCTTTAGAAAATTCTACAACTGTTCAGCAAGCACAAGATATAGGTAGTTTCAGGCAAGCGCTTGGAAGAATTACGGCGCTGTTTGGCAACCCAGTACAAGCAGGTTCCGAATTAGCCAATATATTTGATGGATTAGGGCAGCAAAAAAACAGCAGAGCGTTTGCTGAAGCTCTTCAAAGTGCTGGTGACATTCTTTTAACTTCTGGAATGAATCCGAGAAAAGTTAGAGAGATACTTGAAAAAGGTAATACGCGAAGGCTTAGGCAAGAGCTTCAAGATAATCTGATGCTAAACCCATCCAGAGCAACTAGATTAGGATCGCAGGTAACTCGTTCTGCAACTATGGCACAGCTAACAGGTGAAGAATAATGGCTAGATTCGGCGAGATAAACGCACAATACTTTGACGATGCTGGCGATCCGTTAGGCAGTGGCAAGCTGTACTTTTACGAATCTGGCACAACTACAGCTAAGATTACCTATGCTGA